TACTAACCGTTAGTTGCAATGTTGCCAATCGCATACAAAAGACTTAGGTATGTGTAAGAATAATTCTGTTTGGCTCATCTTAGGGCATTTAAACGCTTGTATAATATTGCTAATTGACACCCACAAAAACACAGCAACTAACACAAAATATAATGCATTGCTTATGTTGTCTTTAATGTATTTTATCATAATTCAAAGTTTTAGTTTATCTATTTAATTTTGTGATGCAACGCACCATATTCAAACCGTTACCCTCAATTATTTTTCTTGCAACCGCTTTTTGATAGCCTGTCTTATTTCATGGTTTACGCTTGTGTCGTTCTCTTTAGCAACCTTTTTTAGTTGCTCTAACATTGTTGGTTCTATTCTTATTTGATAGGGTTGTTTCATAGTTTAGTTTTTATTTTTTACCATATCCACCACAAGTAAAACAAACACCATTAGCAACATGTCTGTAGCTCTTAATCTCTCCAGTACCTTGACATCTTTTACAAGTTCTTAAAGTTGTATGATCTTTTATTTCCATTGAATATTTATTCATTTGTTCAGCATATTTTTTTTGCTCTCTTTCTTTATTTTCAATCTCTATTTCTTTTGCTATTTTTTCATTGTTTTCATCAGTAAATAATGAGCTGTAATCGAAGTTTTCTATCGCTTGTTCTAATGTTGTCATAATCTTTATTGTTGTTGTTTCTGTTGTAAATGTACTACAATACATTGTATATACAAGCGAAATACAAAGAAATTTTAAATTATTTTCATTTTTCTAGTGTTTATAGGGGTTTCAGGCGCACAAATAAAAGAGGGTAACAGCACCTAAAACACAATAAAGCGTGTTTTAGCTGTACCCATTATAAGTAATTAGCTTTTTACTCTATGCAACCTATTCTTTTTGTCGTAGGTTACTCTTTCTTTGTCTATTATTTTCACGTCTTTGATTAATACTTTACATGGTTCATCTAAGTACCAAATGTATTCTGGGTCAGTTTCTGAAATCATACCAATTTCACAAAACTTTTTATTTATATCGTGTGGTTGAAAATATACTGTTTTCATAATTAAAATACTTATAACAAGGTTTATACTCCATATTCCGCTTTGCTCCATACAGAGCATACACAAGCGTTATGCAACATTAAAAAGGTGATTGATATTCTGTACCGTTGTTTTTAAATATCTTCTTTATGTTTTCAATATGCACACCGTTAAACCTTATAGGACTGCTTACTATTTCCTCTTGTTGCATTATCATATCGTTTAGCATATCACGTTGCATAACAAGATGTAAATTCAAAAGCTTTTCAGTTACCCTTTCAATTACACTAGGTTTTAAGTCAGTTACGTAAAGTATATCTTCTATTTCGTCTCTTATATTCATCGCTTCAAAATTTACATTAACATTATATAAATATCTTATACATTCCCCACCAAAAGATAAAGCTTAGTAGTGTTATTGCTATAAATGTTGTGCGCTTTGTCATAGTTCTTTTTTTAGTTTGTTGTATTTGTCTTTGTAGTACTCTCTTGTTTCGTTTAATTTGATCCTATCCCATTTGAATGAGTTCTTCTTTTCATCCTTTGCCATTTGTTCTATTTTAGCTTTGTCAGCTTCTGTTATCCTTAACGTAATTCTGTCTGCATACTGTTGTACATTGCCATCCTTCATTAAATTACAGCCCATGCATTGATTATGAATGTTTAATTCGTCAAACTTCAAAGTACTATATAACTCTGCTTTCTTCCAATGTCCTGCCTGATGGTTTGGGTTCCATTCGTGACCACACGAAACACAGTCTCTTCCTTTGTCTCTCAATCGTATGTATTTATGACACCATGTCCTAGTATTTATTAATAACCATGATAGGCTTCTCTCTTCTTTGTACTCTTCAAGGGCATTTTGTAGCTTTTGTCGTGGTGCTGTTGCCTTTAAAGTATGTTTCTGTACAAGCTCTTTACCCTCTTCTGAATTAAACAACCATGTAGGATAACAATTCATGCATAAACCATACTTTCTTTTAAGTACTTTATCATTACAGCCGTAACCTTTTGCTTTTCCTGTTCCCTTACAAGGCTTTTGTTTAATTGATATTAGCATCTTCTTATTGTTTTAAAGCGTTCTAATGAACTTTAACAGGCTTACTGGTATGAATACACCAATAGATTAATAAAAGCATCACAGATAGCCACGAAAGAAACATAATTATATTCCAGAATTTAATCTTCATAGTTATCTATGTATGCATTTAGTTTCTCCCATGTGATTAGTTTCATGCTTTGTTGACCTCTTATCCATCTTGAAATTGTATGAGGGCTGCATCCTACTGCTTTGCTTACGTCTGCTATTGTTAATCCTTTATCTATTATGAAGTCTCGTAATAGTTCTGCTAAGTCTGCTTCTATTTTCCCTCTCTTTATTTTTCTCATATATTTTTTTTATTTAATTTAAAAACCCCACCATTAAAACGGTGGATAACAGTTAACAAGAAAGCATTAAAAAAACGCTTCTTGTTTTGGTGTTAGGTGTAATTTCTATAACTCTAAATGGTCAATTAAATCTATAATTAAATCATCATACTCATTTAACTCGTTATAGTCTTCATCACTTAATTCTTGATTATTGTCATATTCAGCATAATCAATAGTTGCAGTAAGGTATTTGTTGTGGTCATTATTATTTATCTGTATTTCAATAGTATCAACCTCTACTATATTACCGTTTTTTAATTCTGATCTATCTGGTATCATTATCTATTTTTTTTATATATTTTTCATACTCAAATCTTGAGCAACTTATTTCAATCATTTCTTTTTTACCGCCTTGGTAATTCCAAAACCTTATTAAGTATTTATCACTTGACACTCTAATTATATCTAAAAACTCCATATTTATTATTAATTACTACACCTAACACAATGTAAATTTCATTAAAACGAAAATTTACACAAACCATTATATATTTACGCCCTCTCTATTATTAGATATGTGTTTCCTATCTGCTATACTTGCGCTTTGTAAATAACATCCCCACTTTTCTTTATACGCTTCCTGCCATTTCCAAAATAGAACGTTTAATAAGTTAGGATTGTCTTTTGTTCTGTTGGTAAACTCCGCTTCGTATGCTTTTTTCCTTTCGTCGTAACTCATATCTTATGTATTTCTTTTTCTACTTGCTCCCATTTATAAATTGGTGCTTCAGGTACTCCCATCGTATCAAACGCTTCAACTGTTATAATCTCTGTGTAGTCTTCTAATGCTTTTTTAATACCTTTTATCTCTTCAATAGCACATTGTTTAGCGTTTTGTAGTCTTTGATTAAGACAATTGACTCCCCACTTGTCTGTGCTTATTGCTAAAGGTAAGTACTTTCTTATCAGTTCTTTTGCTATCTCTTTTTGTTCTGACATAACTATTACATATTTTTAATGTTCTCTTTTGCTATTACTGCAATGCTTAACGCTAATTCATTTATGTTTTTAGCTGTAAAGAAGTTTTCAAACTGTGGGTTGTGGGTTGTTGTGTAATGCTCCATAGCTCCTTTTAAACACACCTGATATAGTATTGAGTCTCCTACATCTATAGTTCCGTTCGATGCTGATGTTGGTAAAGTAATTCCTGAATGTCTAGTTTGTTGTGGTGCTTGTGTTGTTTGTGGAAAATCATTTGGATTAACTGCCTTTGCTTTGTTAAACTCATGTTGCCCCTCTTCGACTATCTCATAAGTCAACTCCCACCCTACTTGCTGAAGTGCTTTTTTACCTATGTTAATCTTGTCTCCGTTCTCCATTAATAAATTATGGTAGATAGTAGTACCGTAATTGTTTACGTGTTCTTTATTGTCTAATATTTGTTTTATTTTACTTGTTTTCATTTCGTTTGTTTTAAAAATTTAATTCTATTCCGTTTCCTTTGTCGATATCTAAGCCTATTGTTAAGGCGAACTGTTTACTTATCTCTATTAAATCGTTCAGCTCTTCTTTGCTCATGTCTTTTGTGGAACCTACAGAGTCTGCAAAGTCTTTTAATAGGTCGTCAACTTCATCTATGCTGACTATACTACCATCACTAACTAGCTTTGAATGTATCTGTACAAGTACCACACCCTTGTAGAATTTTATAAGCCTAGTGTACATTGAGTTCTCTTAATATTGATTTGTAAGACTTCGTGAGCTTCTTTATATCATTCAAATGAGTTTCAATGTGCATCTCGTTCTTATGCTGTAAACTAATATAAGGCTCATGCTCGATTTTAATTTCAGCTTTCTTGCACTCTATCCAGTACTCTCTTTTTGAAATCTTATCCAATAAGTCTATACATGACTGTAATTGAACTTTCCTTTTTTGTATCTTTTCCATTTGTTTAAGTTTTAATTATACTGCAATATACGTATAGTATTTTAATACAATGCAGTATTATACATTTATTTTTGATTTATTTTTTACAGTCCATCCTGTAGGTGTTTATTTTGTTCTTTAAGTTTATCTATTTCATGGAGTAGCTTTGCGTTTGAATAGTTTAGTTCCATGTTTCTAGTTTGTAGTGCTGTGTTTTCTTTTGATAGGTTCGTGAATACTTCATACACTTCTGTAAGATATGTCTTATGTCTTTTGTGGGTTTCTTCCTTTTCGGTTAATCCTTTCTTTTGAGCGTATGATAATCTAAACTGTTCTGTACTTAATAAAATAGTTAGATTACATTTTACGCTTGCTATTTGCCAAAGTTCTATCATAGTTTTATTTAAAAAGGAGCGTCGGCTTTATCTTTATCAAATCCAAATCCTGCTTGATTGTTTATATTGTTTGTGAAATCTTTGGTGTCTTTTGTCGATTTGCCCTGTTCACTTGCCCAATCTTTACTGTAATTATTAGCAGAGTTGCAAATCAAATCATAATACACTAAACGCTCAACATCAAATCTCAAAGATATAGAACCCTTTTTTCCTACTGAACGAGGTTTAATTTTATTAAATATAATTTCTACTGCGCTCGTATCTAAGTCCTCTCTGTGTATTGTTATTTGGCATTTACCACTATTAAACCATTCAGAACCCCCCTTTAAATCATAAGGTACTGGTGGCTTTCTGTTGCCGTTCTTATCCTTGTCTGTTAATTTGGGGTGAATGATAGTGTGAAGATGTAAATTATTGTCCTCTGCTATTTGGTTACGGTATGGCAAAACAAATTCTAAGTATTGAGCGTAACCTCCGAACTCTGAATAATTATGTGACATATCCTTCCATGCATCAATAGAAGCTGTCTCTAATCCCACCGCTTTTTTAATCTCTACTGCCATATCCCAAAACTCTACAGGTGACATACTAGATTTTATTTCAGTTTTTGTCAATACCTTGAAATGATGCGTAATCCAATCTATTTCTTTTACTATCTCTGCATCTGTAATTGTATTATTTGATTTTGGATCAAAACTTTTACCTGTCTTTTTGTGTAATAAGTCGGCTATAATCTCAATGTTATTTCCTACGTCTGGGAAATAAACCAAATGCCGCCAACCGTACCAAAGAGATGTATTCAGTAGGCACTCCATTAACACTTGTGTTTTACCACTCATAGGATAGCCAGTCCAGTCTGTGACGTTGCCTAATTGCATTGAGTAATGCTCATGCATTTTGTCCCATCCTAGATATTTTCCTTTTTCGTGGTACGTATCTCTGTACGTTTTTAACTCCTGTAGTATCTCACTACCTTTTGTTATTTTAAATCCTTTAACCATATTGAGGGTTTTTAGCTTTAACTTCTTTTACCTCTGAATGTAAGTCTAGTGTATTTGCTCTGCTGAAATATTCAGGAGTACAATGTTTGTAGTTTAGTTCTTTATGGAAACTATCATTTTTACAGTTCAGTATTGCATTCATTACATCATCTTTAGTGTAACCATCTTTTAAACGTGCTTTGTACTTTGCTTTAACGCTTTGGTTTATGGTTCTAAAGTCTCTACTGAAAGAGGTGTTTATGTATTCTAGTAGTTTAGAAAAATCAAAACCCTCGACTTTAGTCGTGGTATTGTCTACTTCTATTACTTTATCTGTTACTGTAACTGTTACTGTATCTTTAACAGGTTCTTTGGGTTCGGTTAGGTTATTAATTAACCCATTAGGTTCTTTGGGTTTCTTTGGTCTACCTCCTAACTTTCCATTGGTACGGCTGTTTTCAGCTCTTTGTTCCCATTTCTTCAAATCTCTTTTAAGATTCTGTTTAACAGACTCGAAAGCAATGTCTACTATCATGTCGTCAGTCTCAGGATGTAAATCGTTGATGTATCTAAGATAGTGTTTGAAAAACTTTCCTGCTGTTGCGTTGTCCATCTTCTCCACTGTGTGAATTATATCACAATATAAGAGTACAGATTTTTTGTTGCTTGCCATTGTCGTCGTTTTATATTAATCACGTTTAAAAAGAAGTGTGCAGGAACGTGACTACCCTCATTGAACAGAACCGCTAAGTATCTGACACACTACAAATATACTATTATAAATTACATATCCATATAAAAGATATAAAAGATATAGAGTATAATACTACTTTAAATAGGTTTATTATATTACTTTTCATTTGTTTAGGATTAATAGTTCTTCTCCTGTAAGTTCTAAAGGATTGTAATATGGACATGATAACATTTGCTGCTCTGTATAGTACGCTTCTGTTTTATAACCAAACACACAGACTTTCTCTGATACTATCTTTTTAGTTACGTTCTTATACATTGGTAGCTTTCGTAAGTTTAATCTGTACAGTCTATTCTGAATACTAGTGTACGACCTTCCTAAGTGTTCTCCTATGTCCTTGTATTTCATTGTACCCATATTTAAGAGCATATACTTATCCTCTTCAGGTGTGTATTTTTTCTTTTGTTTAAATACTATTTCGTTATTCATTATGAATTAATTTTATTGTATGCATCCTGTAGTTTCTCGTTTAGCATTTTATGTAGTAATTGAGTACTATCTGCATTTAGTTGTTGTGAGTTCTGCATTCCCTTCCAATGATCCATTACAATCATAAGTTCAGGTAGTGCCGTCATTGCTTTGCTTATTTGCTTTGCGTCTTGTTCGTTGTCTAACCATAAAGTACCAAGCCTTTTACTACGTGTCCTAGTAATAAATAAATTTACTATGTAATCATCCAAATCTTTTGTTGGTTCTGATGCTGTTATTTTGATTATCTTATCCATTACTTATCAAATTTAATTGTTTGTACTTTAGTTCTCAAATCTTCATTATAGTTAGTAAAGTATTTACGCCTATCAACTTCTGTCACTCCATTTGGTGGTATGTAGATATTATTGTTTTCTACTGGCTTTAGTATTACTGACTTCATTATATTAAAAGCTTGCTCTATATTCATATCCATCTGTATTTGTTTCTGCTAATATAGTCAATGTATTTTAATACACAAGTATTTTATTGAATTAAAATAAAAAAGCCCTCGATTAAGAGAGCTTTCTTGTACCTAAACAAATGGTTAACGGGGTTTACTTTGAGTTAAAAATAAAAAATAACAAACCAAAAAAACAAAATTATCCCCCTTAAGTGCTAATATAAGTATAATTATAACAACACTAGCAATAAAAGGAATATAATTGATGTGCCAGTTGCAACCTCAAAGGCTTTACGTGAGCGTTTTAATTTCTTGTTTGTAGTACTAAGGTCAGTTAATAAGTTAACGTTGCTTAGAATTAAGCTATCGTTCTCTATAATGATGTTATCGTACTGACTTAAACAAAGGTCAAGTTCTACCTTAGTATAAAGAAACTGTTTTACCTGTGGTGTTGTGAAACAATGTAAGCTATCAATCTGGCTGAAAGCCGTAAAGTTCAAGCATAAGGCTATCAATAGTATGTTTATCTTCTGCATCTGAAATTTGTTTTACTTTATTTATATACTCTTTTGTTACTTCAGGAACGTTTACCTTTGGGCATTCGTGAGTTTTCCAAAGTACAAAGAATACAACCCCCCAAATTATCAATATAGATATGATAAAAGGTAGACCGTACTCTCGTAGTATTTCAATTACTCGCATCATTTGCCGTCTTCTATATCATGGATATTAATTGTAACCTCTTCGCCATTCTTTATTGCTTCATGTGCTACTAGGTAAAGTCTTTTGTAAGCGTTGGTCGAATCCGAACCTCTCATTGTTTGAGAGTTAACTGAGGTATTTGGCAAAAGGCATCCAGCCGTATCATCATCTGAGTTACCAATATGAATCAATACATACTGGAATACAATTTCACCCACTACAATTTTCCAGTCGGGGGCATTGTGTATGCATAGCATTCCATCCTGTTGACCAAACTTCCTTTTATACCTTCCATGAAAACCCCCTTCAGCTCGTAGTGATACCTTAAAACTTCCTTCAGGGATTCTCATTTCTCCGTAGACCTTTTTTGTTTGGTGTTGGTCTTCTACTATAAAACAATTAAATATACCATCAATATACAACCCACCTAGAGTTGTGTCTCCGTCGTCTTTAAAACGCTTTAGATCTAGTATCATATTATTTACGTATTGCTTTTGCTATATGCTCTGTAACATTGCCACTTGCATAGATACCGAATATCCACTTCATAAAGTCAATCCATTGAATAGAATCTACTTTGTTAAACCATAACATAGTCGAAGCTATAGTTAATAATACTATTGCAAAGAATAGTTTTCTCCCTCCTGCTATTTCATATAATTTTTTCATTGTTCTGTTGTTTGGTGTAATTCGTGATATAATATTTTGTCAAGTTTAAGTTGCATCTCTTTAAAGTTCTTGTCTATCTTGTCGTCTACCTTTTCAATCTTTTCACCTTGTGCTTTTAATGTTTCTTTGTTTTGGTTAATCTCAATATCATGGCTTGCAATTCGACTGTTTATCGAAATGCCCCACCCCATAATGAGAACAAATATAGGCACAAAGATACTCATAAGATTACCCAATGTTACTTCCTTTTTCATGGCTGTTTTTGTAATAAGTAAATAATATCATTCCTATTAACACAGGAATTAAAACTATAGATACATACTTTGAATAGAATAAAAAATATCCTATGCCTGAAAGTATCGAAGCTATAAGAAAACAAAGTGCATATCTTTTATATGTGAGCTCAGGTATTAAGTCGTATATAACATAGACTAGAATTATTATTGTAAGTATCTCGCTTATGTCATACGCTACGTTCTCAGGGTATCTAAGTCTGTCGCTAAACAAATATATATCTATCTTATTTTCGTTCATGCTGTCGCCTAAAAATAGCATTGGTACTAAACCAATTAAAGAAACAAAAGATAATTTAACAATAGCTTTAAAACTTTTCATTTTATGATCGTCTTTCTTCTCTCTCAGGTCTTTCTCCTACTATCTCAATAATCATATCTGCAATTTTATTGTAGTCTGGTTCTCTGTCTGTATCAAACTCTAATAAAAATACTTGTCCTTCTCCGTCCGTTTCTGTGAATGTAAATGTCATAATGTTTAATTGTTTTTTATTGCTGTTATATTTTAACTGCTTTGTATGATTGTTCTTCTAGTGCTGTTATAGCAAAGGTATGAGCTGAATCTATACTCTGTACTTCATCTTTCATATCCTTTACGGTGATGCGTTTAAATGGTATGTCTACTGCTAGAGGTTCGTTATTTTTAAACTGATCTTTGTTAGCGTAGTAGCTTAAATACAATTCCATTGTTTTACCGTCTGCCCTTGCTACCATTTCTAGCCTAGCATAAATTTCTTGTAACTCAACTTCTGTTCCTTTGATAAGTATTTTCTTTTCTGTTGTTGCTGTAATTTTTAAAGCCATTTTTATAATTTTTTTTGTAAATATACTTATTTTTAATTAAGATACTATTGCCCTGTCTTGGACTCGCCTCCAGTTTGTACCGTCCGAAAATGCCTGTGTATACCCTCCTGTTTCATCTGTTACCATTACCATCCCTGCTTGATAAGTTGAAGCTGTTGGGAGTGTTGCTACTGTGTACTCTCCTATCATTACAGCCCCATATAAGAACGTACCTTTCGTTGCAGATGTTCCTATGCTAGTTGTATTTGATCCCTTGCCTGTCATCCCTACTCCAATGACAATCTCATATTGGTCATTGTCTGCTAGTGGTCTAGTGTCTGCGCCTATAAAAACTGAGTTATCCCCCGTTTCATTAGGAATCACCCCCCCTGAAATAGACCGCCCCGAATTACTGCCTATGGCTACATTGTTTGCTCCTGTTGTCATTTCTCCCATTGAGAAATATCCAAAAGCCATGTTATTACTCCCTGAACCATTTTGTAAAGCAGAATAACCTATTGCAACATTCCTTTGCCCTGCTGTTATTGATTTACCTGCATTACCTCCTATTGCTGTGTTCTCTTTTCCTGTTACAAGGTATAGCGCCCTATATCCAACTGCTGTATTGCCAGACGACGTTGACAAGGTTGTCAATGCTTCTTGTCCGAAAGCTGTATTTAGTGAGCCACTTACAGAACCATCTAAAGCGCATTCACCATAAGCTGTATTTGTAGTGAGATTATTTGCACCCCTTGAAAATACCTCTCCGTTTCCTTTAATAGTCAGTATAATATCCGTGCCATTTGTGAAGACTATTTTATCATTAATTGTCTCACCGTTTAATGTTACTATCCGTTCAGCATCTGCTATTGTACCATCCTTTGTATATATGTTTCCATCATGCGCTGTAATATCTGAAAGCATTGCAAATGTACCGCCCTTATCTGGTATCTGTTGAACTCGATTAGCAGTTAACAGATTCATGTTAATCTGCGCTTCAAAATTAGAACTATCGTCTTTAAAAGTAATTTGCTCAGATTGCATTAAAATCTCTGTTACCGTTTTTATCTGAACTTTACCAGTTGTTGAAATTATATTTACCTCTGCACCGTTGCTAGTACAAAATACACCATCTACTCCATTGTTTGTTGAAAGTTCAATTTCACCATCTGACATATACAAACCTGAAGGGAAAGCATGAGTGCTGTCTGAGTATAAATTAACATCTCCCGAATCAAACATTAAAAAGGCATCACTAGAACTGTCAATGATTTGTTGCCCTGCTGTTATAACTATGTTATTCGCCCCTGTTGTATTGTCATTTGTTAATACTCCCGGTAGCCCTACTGTTAAATTAATTGTTACTGTTGCCATTATGCATTTATGTTTAATGTTGTATCTTTAATACTAGGTTGTATTACTGTTTGGTCTAGTGTACCATTAACGTATATTTTAAAAGTAGTGTCTGGAAGTATAAGCGTATCTCCACAGTCGACACTTACTTGATAACTTGTATCTGAATTCTCTACTGTTACGTCCGTTCCTGTAGCAGGATCTATAGGTGTCATTGGTATAGCATTAATACAATAGCCATCAACTTCAAATGTTATGCTCATTAACCACCCTGCCACATAATCCATATCTAGGTTGTTCAATGGTGACTGTGAGGGTGTGCCTATTACGTCAACTTCCAAATCTGTGCCTTGACTAAAATACCCATACAAATCTGTAAGCATTAAATGACAATCACTTACTATTGTATTTATATTCGCTCTATCTTTTTGTATTATGTCTACACAGTATATGTCTAGTGTGATTTGGTTTGTATCATAGTGAGGGTTTGCATTGTTAGGTGTTACAAAAACAATAGGGTACTTTTCATTCTCTGTAGATATGTTAGGCATCTGCTCCCTAAACTCACCACCGTATCTTTGTATCTGCAAATGAGCATCACAAAACGCTTCTATCTTTGCTAGTAGTTTTATATAACTTGTCATAGTGTAGCGTTTTCTTGTATTTGTTGAATAGTGTTCTGTGTTGCTGTTACTTCAGTTTCCGAAACATAAGCTTTAACAATTATTTCTTGGTTTGTTTCTTGGTCTTGTGGACTTCCAAAAGTATTTGAATCATTGCTTTGACCGAATAGCTCAAAACTAGGTGTTGCCGATTGTGTAGAAGTTGTTGATACACTTGGAACTGCTCCACCTCCTGCGCTTCCTCCTATTGGTGGTGCTGACTGTAAGGCTTTGTAAGCTCCCGCAATACTAGAAGAGACTGTAGCAATACCAGTTGCAATATATCCTGCTAAAACAAATGGAGCTGCTGGACCTGTAGTAGCTGCTGCTGACGTAGCACCTGCCACAACTGCACTTATAGACTTAGCTGTGTCTATAGCTATCTGTGCTAGTGCTATCGTTTTCTGTAGACCTACTGTCTCTGCTCCTGTGCTTGCTATTAATGTTTCAATTCCTTGTAATCCTTGTTGTAAAGATTCTGCTAAGAATAGTTTACCGTCTGTTAAGGCTTTCGCATCTGATAATATTTTTGCGTCTATTGCTTCCTGTCTTTCAAATGCTTTTGTGTCGGCTTCGTCTTGAGCGTTCTCAATAGCTTCATTTAGTTCAAGTATAAAATCGAGTTCTATTTGTTTAGCTTTCTCTTTTGCTTCTATATCTTTCTCTCTTAACTCTTCATTCTTAGCTTCCTTTTCTGCTTCAAACCCTGCAATTAAAGCGTTCTTCTCTTCCTCTAATATTTTCTCATTTGATAAAGTGTCTTCTATTAATCTATCGTACTTTGCATTGTTTGATATAAGCTCCTTTAATAAACCATCTTCAATTTGACGAGTACTCATATCTTCAATCTGGCGTTGTATTCTTAAACGCTCTAAACCGTACGTCTTTTCATCTGCTAACTTCTTTTCTTGAAGTGTTTTCCATTTGTCGTAGTCGGCTTGTCTTCTGTTTTCAGTATCTACATCGGCTTGTAGGTTTATAGCTGCATACTCTTTTCGTGCAGTATCAATAACCTCTTTAGTTGCTTCTATCTGCTCTTTGATTTTAGCCAACTCCTCCTCGTCAATGTCTCCAATTATCTCTGCTTGTCTTATTCTCTCTTCTAAAAGTTTCTTCCTTAACCTCGCTTCTTTTATTAACTCCTCCTGCTTTTTCTTTTGTAGCTTAGTTGTATTCTCACCTTGTATTCCTGCTATTCTTATTTCGTGATCTATGTTCTTTGCAAAGGCTTTAGACTTTTCATCTGCCTTAGCTATCATAGAATCAATCATATCTATATTTTCCTGAGCTAATTCCTTTTGTGCAAAACTTGTTAAGCCTATCCAATCTAAAAAGTCTTTTATAGCTTGGACAACTAACATTATAGCATCCTTAATATATCCAAAGGCAGTTCCTATTGCATCAAGCATAGGCTTCAATAATCCTAACTTAGAAAGTAACATAGCAATAACTCCTACAATAGCAACGATTACAGCCACTATTAAAAAGATTGGATTAGCCAGTAGTGCTATACCCATTTTAATGAAAGCCTTTGAAAGATGTCCTACTGTTTTTGCGAATCCTGTGAGTGCTTTTTTACCTATAGAACCTAGATTACCTACAGCATCATTCATTTGCTTAGCATCCTTCGCTGCACCATCAAAATCTAATCTAAGTAAACGTTCACCTACTTGACCTAGACCAGTACTAAAAACGCTTAGCCCTCTGTTCTCTGCAAGTAAATCTATAGACTTGTCTACGTCAATTATAGTACCCTTTAGTTTTCCTACCTGTTGGCTAATTTGTTTGAACTCTTCAGAAGCTCCCTCTCCTGCTAAAGACATGGAATATAATCTGTCTTCTAATTCACTTATTTGATTAGTTAAAGGCTTTGCACCCTCACCATAGATATCTTCAAAAGTAGCAGTCAAGTTTGCCCCCGACTTACTCATAGTATTGAAAGCCTTTGTTGTGCTGCCTACTTGCTTCTCTAGTGTTTTGAATTGTTTAGTTAAAGCTCCCTTCTCTTTTGTGCTTCCCGCTTCTTCTATAGACTTTTTCAAGTCTGCTAGTTGTGCTTTGGCTTCGTTTATGCCGCCTATAGTTAATGGAATTACAGCCATACTACAGGACTAACATTGTATTGTTATAACTATCGCTGTCATCACAGTCATCTGAGGGCTTTATATCACTATCATTATTTTGTGTACTTAGAAATTCAGGAAACAATGCTTTGTTGTCTAATAACCAAAACGTTAATCGATTCTCAAACCATGCCCCCTTTTGTCCATAATGATCCATATTAAAAGCAATTTCGCTTTGACTTACATTTTGTGAATAGTCTCCGAATTGAACTTGAATACCTTTGTTCTTTAGTTGATACGATAAACTAAACACAGCATCTTCTGCACTTCGCCACGCTACTACAGGCTGTATATATTCGACAAGTGTAGTTTCGTTTGCGTTCAAAGTCTGTGCGTTATATTTAGCCAACATATCTTTATAGAAGTAAGTTCCTAGAATTGACATCAATCTCATTTCAGCTTGTGTGCGCACATAAGGCATAATATCCGTTACATCAACATTCGCTGTTATAGGTGTGTTATTCTTTAAATAAGATTCAGTTACAAAGTATATCATTTTATTACTGTGTTTAAGTTAGCCAATGCTCTGAGTTCTTCATCTGTCATTTTTGATATTACAACGCTTCTAATATCGTCAGGCAATGCTGTGAGGGCATTCACTACTTCATTGTCTTCTACCTCTGTTATTGTTTCATTAATGATTTGAAAGTTATTGATTGTGAGAGTTGCATTAACTCCTGCAAGTTCAATCATAGTGTTAAATATATCTTCTATCCTGTTGCGTAATGGAAGGATAACATTCTTTTCAAATATAACATAGGCTTGCTTAATGTCTGCACCACCTCCCAAACTTCCTGTTGTACGTACTCCCATTAATATAGGGTCAATTGTATGTGCAAAGCAAATCTGTTCTGTATTCAATGCGCTTGCCTCTTGAAATAGTTTATCGTTTTGGTTTACTGGTATTGCTGTAAGTTCAGGTAGTTGTTCCTTATTGTTAGCAAAGAATGCAACCGCTTTACCTGCATTTTCCGCACCCTTCATTTTGTTTACTGTGGATTGTATCTTTTCAAGTTCTTCATTGTTTTGTGGCTTCTTTGGAAACATTAAAGCAAAGGAAGGAAATACAGCGTTCTGTATATTTGACTTGCTTAGATAGCTTAATTCACCACTTAGAAATGCAAAGTTTAAAGCTGATGTGTAACGTGGAATAGAATATATATCTTGTCCTGCTGATAAACTTTCAAAGGTTAAAATATAAGTACCATCAACACAACCTTTTGAATATGGTATTAAAGTTGTAACATTTAGATTTTGTGACCAATCAGAAGATATTGTATAAACTGTTTTATCTTCGTTCACCCTAACTTTCTCTGCTCCTATATGTTCAAAGTTAGAAGCTAATCTATTCTTTATAGTCACTTTAAAATATACGCTTTCATGCAGTACGTTCTCCTGTGTTATCTTTGGAACTAATTTATCTAGGTTTACTTTTTGTTCAAATCCAAATAAAGCTACTTTCTCCTTTGCGTTTAAATGAGATGAATCAATTTCAAAACCACCACCTACTGAAGCTGTAACTTTGAAATCTACTATAGAGCCATGTAAAGGACTTGTATAGTACATTTGATTTAAGTATTGTCGATATAGATTGTCTTCACCAAACGGAACGTAATTAGTTCCTCTATATCCACTATAAATAAAAGGTAAAGATAAATTCCCTTTTGGTGTCTTTAGAAATGGAGTACTAAAAGATTGATAGTTATTGTCAATACTAACTACGTCTACTTTGTTACTCTTCTTAAAATTAAATATTCCCATTAATCGTAAATTGATGTTGATGTTCCGTTAACTACCATTCTCCCCTCTTCTATCATTGTGAGTCCTGTTTCGTCTACTGGTGTGCTACCTGTTGCGTCTTCATATACTTCATATACATATTGTCCTAGCCTGAATGTTACGTCTGTTCCTTCATCTAATAAGAACTGATTGTATCTATAAGTATAATTACTTAGATCCGTTCCAATCCAATATAAAGGAGCTATGTCCAAATCAGTTTCCCATGTGAACTTGAATAAAAATACAGGCAAAACTATCGTAGCACTCTCAGTTAGTGTAAGTATTATATCGTTTTCTGTGCCTTGCTCAATATATATCATCTTTATATATTTGGTTTAACATTCAATTCTTGTTAACTATAAACAAAAAACCCTCACTAAATTAATAGCAAGGGCTTTCTTTGGGTAGTTAGTTCCTATGATATAGGTTCTAACAATGCCGCAATAATAGTAGAATCTACTTCTTTTGATAAGAATTCATTCTCCGCTGTAAATGCTACTGAGTATTTAGAACCGTCTGCTTTCGCTGTTCCAGTTCCCTCTCCTAGTGTCGTCAATTGAGCATTAGGGAAGTACCAGTATTTGCCATTAGCATCTAATACTATAATAGCCAAATCTCTTTGACCTTCACCTAGTATTTTTAAAGCTCTTGATACTGAAGCTTCTCTTCTATGTAACATCAAGTTGATTACCTGAGTTACAAAGCTAGAGCCATTAGTCAAATCAATTGCAGAATCTTCTGTAAAGTTTCCTACGTTTCGTCTAAATTGGAACGTTTGGAATCTAGTTGTTTGAGTAATTGCTGTCACCTCCCATGTAGCAGCATCTTCTGTTACTGTTGTAAGGTTATCCATGTCGTTAACATATACAGCAGTAATACCACCTATGTTATTGTCACAGCCTTTTATTATATCTTCTAAAGTTGTACAAGCCATTTCGTTTTGTTTTAATATAAAGGGGGATTCTCACCCCCTCTAAAGTTGTTAATTATTTACGATGCTGTACAGTCTCCGTAGAATACGATTTGTTCCGCATTAGTAATATAGAATCCTGTCTTATAATCTGCTCTAGCTCCGATAACTCTGTCTAAAGTAGTTTTTGAGAAATCTACAATCTCTAAAGAATCCATATCTCCTTCCAAATCCGTAGCGTAAACAAAGTTATTTTTATCTGCTAAGAACATAGTGTTGTCAGGAAGTCCGTATTCAACTACAATTTCAATTCCTAAGTAAGTTAAAGCTAGTGCTTCAGTTACGTTTGATACTGTATTAGTTGAAGCCGTAGCAATTCTGTAAACGTCTGCAATGTTTTGTGAAACTTTGAATTGTACTACATTTCTGTTTACCTCTTTTGGTAACAATTGTAAACACTCACCCATTTCTGCAATTACGTTTGTAGTAGTTACTGTTGTTTGAGTAGCTCTAATTGGAGCAAGTCCACAAATACGCTTAAGCCACCCATCACATAAATCTAAATATGTAGAAGTAGAACCAGCAGAATCACCTTGCCACATTAAGATAGCTAATTCTTCGTGCGCTTTGTTTGCCATTTCATTCCAGAAGTAAGCCATGAATGAAGCTACTGTAAAGTCCGAGTTAGAACCTTTAGTCATCTCATCCGCTAACCATGAAGACTCTAATTGAAACTGACATACTGACGTATTAATCATTAATGGACATACATCAACTGTAAGAGCCGAAACTGTCGAATCTGTTGGTGTGAATGTACAAGCGCTGTCTTGTGTCAATTGGTCAAACAATACGTTTGCAATCTTTGTTTTGTTTTTAATTCCTGTTAACATTCTATAGTTAGCAGAAGCTGATTCCATTCCGAATAAACGTGAATAAAATTCTGTTGGGTTTGCTTGAAGTAAAGCCGAGCTATCAACTGTTAAATCAAATTTGTACTTTTTAGCCATTTTCTTAATTGTTAAATGTTTGGATTAATTTTCTAAATCCTTCTTTGTTTTTGTTTTGTGCGCTCATGTTTACTTCAGTATCTTCTGTCGGCACTTCAGCAGAATCAACTAATTCATTTCTAATCTCTGCAATAAGTTCTAGTACTGCATTAATCTTTTCATCAATAACAGGCATAACAATTGCTAGAATTGCTTCAGCATCTGCTTCAGGATTAACCTCCGCTTCAACTTCTACTTCTTCTTCGTCAACTTCTACTTCTGCCATTTCCTCTTCGACCTCTTCTTTTACGTCTTCTTCCGCTTCAGCTTCCACTTCAACTTCTTCTTCAGTAACCTCTTCAGCCATTTCTTCTTCTTCTTCCTTTACTTCTTCAGCTATTGCAACCTCACCATTTAAAACAGTATATGCTTTGCCGTCAATTGTAAAGTTGCCATCTGGTAACTTCATACTCTTATGTTTGTTTAATTGTTCCTTGATTATAGATAGACCTAAAAACCCTTCAATAGATAATCCTATTTGTTCGTTTTGTACTATCTCATTGTAAAAGTCTTTATCTGTGAATTGTACTGTAAACATTAACGTACCCTTTGGAACTTCTAAACCAAAAGTACTATAAGCCTTATCTTGTTTTGGATTGTCGACCAACCAACACTCTAGCATATAAGCAGGAACTCTGTCACTCTCATCATGCTCCATGTTAAACTTATCCTTATTGTCTAGGTTTAACATAAACTTTTTATGTAAGTCCTCTATAGTCTGCTCTGTAAATCTTACATCGTAATCACCATCTTCATCACTCCTGTATATATCCATTGGAATCATAGCAGGGGCTGTTACTCTATACTTCTTTTTGTCTGCAAATATTTGTTTCGGAGCTTGTGACTTGTAAGCCATGCCCTTAATCATAATAGCAGGGTCTGAAGTGAAAGCCGTTTCATCCCATCCTAGTTCGTTATCCCCTTGCTGATACTCAGCATCTATTGAGACGTCGTATATTGGTCGTTTGTCCATTAGTTATATTTGGTCTACTAAAGCATAATTATTATTTTATTTTTATATTTGTATAAAACAACAACCTATGATAACAATTGAAGGAATAGAAGTGCCTAACTTAATTAGTGAATTGACTATTGAACAGTTCGACAAGTTTAACAACATTGAAAACAATAAAGAATTGGATATTATCGAGAAGTGGATTGAGAAGTTCGTCTATCTTGGAGTGCCTGAAGAGACATTTGATGAGTACAGCATGGAACAGTTTGTTAAGCTTAAACAAAACTTTGATGTTGAGACTGAAGTGCCTAAAGTTAAAGTACTATCTATTGAGCATGATGGATATACCTATGAAGCCAAACAACAAATAGGTGTTAAAGATTTGTCATTAATTGAAAAGGTTTGGAAGCATGATCTTAGTTGTTTTGCATCTGAAGCAATGGCTATTTTGTTTAAACGTGTTGACTTGACTAGAACAGAACATTATGCAAAGGCACATATTAAACACAAATCAAAGTTATTTAAAGGAATGAAAGCAGAACTCGCTATTCCTTTTGTATTAGACGTTCAGGTAGTACTTACAGCAAATGCTGAAAAGGTAGCAAAGAACATGACAGAAGATGTTACCGAGTAACTGGAATGAAATTGACGTGGACCAGTTTATAGAACTAAGGACGGCAAACAGCAAACCGTCCGATTCTATCACTGAGAAGTATATGGATTTAATTCTTACTGCTACTGATATTAATTTGGAGGTTATCGAGGATATGACCTTAGACAAGTTAACAGATATGGTCAATCAATTATCATGGCTAAGTAAAGAACCACACAAAAAGTATGCTAAGACAATAGGAGACTATACTATAATTCCTTTTAAGAATATAACGTGGGGTATGTTTATCGATTTGGAATACTACTATTCAAATGATTACATAGAAAACATCTGCACAATATGTGGTATCTTTTACCGTAGACAATCACAAGATAACTGGAATAACAATATCATAGAGCCATACAATTACAGTCCAAAGGATAGAGGGAAACAATTCAATAGACTTCCTATCACTTCAATTTATGGAGTTGTTTCTGAGTACTTAACTTATAGAGATAGTTTAATTAATGGTGCTTATAAAGAATTGTTTGGTAGTTCCTTGTTTGAAGACGAAGAAGAGTTAACACCTGAAGAGAAAGCCGAAAGATTAAAAGACGAAAAGGAAGAAGCTAAGTTTAATAAATGGGCTTTTGAATCTGTTACGCTTGGTTTGGCAAATGATGACATTACTAAAATGAATGACATATTAGATATGAGTCTAATCTTCGTACTCAATATCCTATCAATGAAAAATGATTTGAAATAAAAAAGGGGGTGTTTCACCATTGAAACGATAACCCCCTTATAGCATATAGAAACTCTCTATGAAACAAATATAATAAAATTATACGTTTATTATTGTATTAGGTGAATAGATACCATTTGGATAACTAGGGTCTGTACTTCCAAAAGTATTGTATTGTAGATTAACTATTGGACTTATGTCAATTGTAGCTACGTCAAGTATAGGGTATTCTTCAACTAAGAAATCAACATACGCTTGAACTGTCTCTTCCATAAACTTTTTACCATTACTACTTCTTAATGCTTTCTCTGTTATATCCTGTGGGGCTATGTCTATTGTTCCCATATCTAAAAAAACGTAGTAGTATAAACAGTTAATTGTTAGCGTGATTTGGTTTAAGTCTCCTGTGACTGCACTAATACGAATTGACGAACGCAAAGCTCCTGTGTCTACTAATCCTAACAATGTTATTTCTTGCTGAATTGCACGTTGTAACTTTAAACGTGTTTTATATTTTACTTTGAATGAAGCCATAGTTATATAATTAAATCACTTATTTTTTTATTAATTAATTAGGGTACGTCATTGACTATGTCGGAACTAGTCATATTAAACATTGTGAAATCTAAACTGCCAATATCATCCTGTAAAGTTGGGAACGTGTCACCATCTCCCATCATCCAATAATTAGTTGGGGGGGTTGCCAGTAATCCTAGATCATGGGTTGTGCCACTATTATATATTAAAGATACGTTTGCAGTTTCATCACTATTCCACAATCCAATTTCATCAACTAAACAATTTTTTTGTAAATGCTTACCACCAAAACACGCTTCAGCAATCCTAAACACTTCGTCTTTTATTTCGTCTGCCCATCCATCATTGTTATTTGAATTAGTAAGGGTTTGACTCACACCATCTATGTAAATTTTAAACCTGCTATAATAGTCTGCCAAATCGTTTTGGTCATCGCCTGTAGTACCACCATCATAAGTTACAATTATCTGTCTATATACTCCAGTAGTAAACCCATTGTCAGGAGTTTTGAACATTAAATAATCATTTTCAGTTCCGTATCTTAATATGATTTGTTTGTCATTATTCGACGCATCCCAGTAAAGCCATACATGACCTTCACTTGCTTTATTGTTACCTCCATAAGAAATTATAGTTTGTTCTTTATTATTGCTAGTACCACCTTTAAACCATACTGCAACAGTCCACGCATCCGATGAACCAGTACCATTTGAAGCTCTATAAAAAGGGTTTGAAGTATTTGCAGTTGCATCACAATAATCATTTTTGTTAAACTTTACAGCTCTTGTGTTATTGTATGGAGGACTAGCTACTGTTATAACTAAAGTTTCGGAATCTTGACCTATTGAGTTTTGGAGCAATACAGGTATGTTATAAGTTCCAGCAGTCAAGGCAGTACCTCCGTTTATTTTGTATCTGTTTTCTGTAGATACGTTAACACCTGTAGCACTTGAAAAATCCCAAATTACTTCACTTCCATTTGTACCTGTTAATTCATAATTGATAGTGTCTCCTGCTGTGATATTAATTGCTAAACTTGAAGTAATAACAGGAACAGCAATGGTATTGCCCCCCGCAGCTGTAAATGCAATATTTAAAGCATTTACTACTTCGGTTGCGTTGGCCCCGTAAACAGTACTTGACTCATCAATAAATTCATCGTACTCAACATCTGAAATAATTTCTATATCTCTGGCTAAATCTACAATGCTCAAAAATGTATCTAAAGGATTTTTTAAAATAGCCTGAAGCGTATTCATGTTTTGCGAACCGTTTGAATCTTTTATAAAAACAGCCCTTGCATCTGTATCGTTATATATTTGAATGCTCATTTCTTGAAAATTTTAATTGCCACACCGTTATTAATTAGAGTTCCTGCAGATGATATTTTTACCTGTAATTTTCCTACACCGCCTATGGTGTTTGAATCGCCCATATAAATATAAAAACTACCTTTAGCAGATGAGTAGGGAACTCCACTACCCGTATCTAATCGCTTTGAATTAACCGTTAAAGTATATTCACCAGCTCCTTGACCTAATACATATCTTGTTTCCATTAAGGCATTATTAATCTCGGGTGTTACTGAAAAATCTATCCTTATTAAAAGATCGCTTCCTATTGATAAATCACTAAAGTCTAAATAACCTGTTGAGCCATCCATGAGATTGGTAACTGTTGGTGGTAAAGAATCTTCATTTGTAAATGCTCCTAACTTATCATTAGGCACGTCCGTCCATGTGTCCGTAACTAATACTACAGGAGTAGACGCTGTTGCTAAGTCGTTATAATCTACATATCCGTCTGTTCTATTAATGTATGTCATAGGGTTACAATATTATCCATTCGTTTCCATCACTAGTAACTGTTAATGCTTCTTTTTTTCTTAGTTTTATTGTTACGTCACCATCAATAAAACTTGTAGCTGTTGTTATATCTATTTTGCCAGTTGATGCATTTTTAATGTAAATGATTTTACCAATACACTCTCTTCTATTTGGTAAAGTTAAAGTAATATTATTTACTATAGCTTCTACTATTTCGTCAAACTCACAATTAATATCATAATCAGTTGATACTGGTAGGAAGGAATGGTCTTCGCTTGGAGTGTCGTCTCCGTCGTCTCCTATCTTTGAACCGTTTAACCAATACCCATCACTATCAATATAGCCATCGTTTCCTATTACTATCGCTTTTACGTTTGGGAGTACTGTGTTTCCAGTTCCTTTTATAACTGTAGAACCCTGTGAGTAGTTTGTATTTTTTTGTTTATAGTAAACGCTTAATAATGAATCTATAGGGTCGTGACCGATTAGTGGTCCTGTTGGTTTAACTGGTTTAACTATAAATGATGGTAGCTCTATTTCATCATCTACGCTAAACAACTCTACCTTTGTGAACTCATTTGAATTTGCATCGTAGTCTAGTACTTGGTTAATATGCCACCATGAGCCATTTGTCCAAATCTTATCATTCAGCTTCATTGTAGCTATGTCGTCTTCATGCAAATCAAAGTATTCAATAAGCATTATACCCTTGTTAATCTGTGCCATTGTACGTCGCCAATGCATATTAAACAGATTATTGTTAGTTAACGTAATACCATCATAGAAGTAATAATCACATACTGCAAAGTTTATGTCTATAGTAGGATTATACGGGTCGTCAAAATGTCCTATGTTTGGATAACTTGTCAATCCTGTTTGTCCTGAAGTACCGTAGTCATAGATATGGAATGGATCACAACTTCTTTGTCCATTATGGATAAGTAGTCTAATTTGGTTCTTTGGTGCGCTACCTACAAAAGTGGGTACAACTGCATTGAATGAATTTAATATTGTTGGTGTTGGTGCAAAGATTAACTCTTTACGCTCTATGCCTTTTATAAATTCATTATCAAATATGTATTCAGCTTGTCCGTATGTTTCTCTAATTGCATCTAAGTATGTTTCATTGTATGAATCTTTACCATCCTTATAAGTGAAATGTAAACGCTTCTTTGATAATTCAGGAAGGAACTTTATAACTTGTGGTGAATCCTTTTTGCGCTTTAAGCTCCAATTCTTTTCAACTCCCTCATCATAGTAATCATCGTTTGTTTTGTAGATTAGTTTGTTTTGATTGTCGGGGTCAACATCTACTACCAAATGAAAAGCAGTAGTTATTGATTTTACCAAGTCCTTTTGTTTTGTCTTTTGTGGTATGAAGTTATTCATTACAACTTCCTGACCGAATCCTAATCCATTGACCGAAACTGTGCCTTTAACTTCAACTGATGTTATTGATAACTGACTTGTTATAACAACGTCCGCTCCACTAACTGAGGGAGCGTCCTTCCATGCTGTATAAAAGAAACTTCCTGCATATCCTGACTCAAATACTTGATATACTATGTCAATAAAATCTGATGGTACTAAGTTCGTTTGACCTATATTTAAAGTAATAGTGCCTGAATGTAGATTTGTTGTTCCGTTTGGTAATGCTCCATCTGATTCTTTATAGTTTGGAAGTACTCCCTGTATTAAGTTACCTGAAATTGATTGACCTATTAAACCATTCTTTCTAAATGTCATTACAGGATTATATTCTCTTCCTACGTCTATTGCTGTAGTTAATAAATCTACCATGTAAGCATCTGCTCCTGTGCCATTAACTAGATTGAAATCGAAATCTATTGTTACCTCCCAGTTAATAGCCTGACCAACTCCAATATAAAAAGGGGGAGTGTATCTACCAGTAACAGGATTGAATAGGTTTTGGTCGTCTAGTGTCTCAGTCCATGTAGTAACTGCATCACCTAATACTGGTATAAATGAAGCCTTGTTAAACTCTACTTGATAATCTGTATAGTCAACTTTAGGCTGGTCGCCATTATAAGGTATAATTAACTTATCAAATATATCTACATTCATTTCATAACTGAAACCATTTGTCGAATGTATTCTATCCCAGTACGTTTGTAAATATATAGCAGGTCTATAGTCTGTGATATGTGTATCTTCACTTGCAGTCACCCCCAAAGGATATACATAACCATCCGCTACTGTATTTGTAAATGTTGATACTATTCGTGCCGCTGCATAGTTATGGTTTAAATCTGAAAAGTCCAAATCCGTTAATTCCTTATTATTCATAACAGTAAAGAAGTCTGCTCTCGAATCTTTAACAAGTGCTGAATATACTATTGTTTCTTCTTCACCATCTGAATGCTCTATTTTGTCTATGCTTACTAATTGTAAATAAGCGTCCTCCATTATAGGAATGTCATCCTGAATAACAATACACTTCTTAACTATATTAATGTCAAACGTTCCTGCTTCAATGTTTACATCATAATAGTTACTAAGGATTATATTGTTATTGTCGTCACCTACTAATTTAATAGTCTTGGAACGTGAGCCTGTTTTCTTTGATACGTCTCTTATGTCACCTACACTAAATGTAATAGGAAAAGCAGTACCCTCAACTACATTCAAATAACCTTCGTCTACTTGTATCTTAACCATTGACTCTATCTTGAACTGATAATTTAACTTTTATTGTTTTGCGAATTAGATTCTTATTCCTTTGGTGAACTTTATCATATCCTGTGTCCTGAACTATACAACTAAAATATTCGTTATCTATTTTAATATATGTATTTGGTGAACTGATAAGCTCTGAATAATATACGTTTTCAGCTTCAGTCATAAAGTTGGTGTTGAGTTCGTACGTTTCGTCAATTCGTGGATTAACTACTTTCATCCCTTTATCATAACTTTCATAACCCCACTCACTACCATCTGTTGTACCCTCAATTTTTTGGTTATACGTTTCCTTTTTAACTGAACCTGTTAACATCTCTCTTAATTGAAATGCAAAGGACATAACAGAACCTAGCCTATCCATGAAGATAATCTCATAATCATTAATAGTACATCTTCTATCTAATGTTATTCTGTGCTTAATGGATTTTTGAATACCGCTATTATCTGCATACCAATAATCGTAATAGTCTACGTCATCTTCTATTAACACACCTGTGCCACTTACTAAAGTAGGTGAACCAAAGTTGTTAGCTCCAACACTTCCACAAGCCATTAATCCACCAGTTGAAATAGGCTTCCTAAATATATCACTTGTAGAGTTCTCGAAATATATAAAGCCAGGTGCTTCAGCAGGAGGTATAAAGTTAACCCACATATCCTGACTTAATTTATTCTTTAGATTTAAAGGTGAAGAAGTTAACGGTAGATCTGTTATTGCAGTAAGTACATAGTCATCATGGTCGTATGTTCTGAATGTCGAGAATGTTAACGCTCCATTAAATGCATAGTTTCCTAATGAAGATATAACAGACCTTGTTATTGTTTTACGCTTATCTGCATATTGTACTGCTCCATCTATTGTGGCGTCGTTAATCTCAGCCCATAATGAATTTACTACAAAGTCACTACCTGTAGCACTTAAAACCGTAAACAATCCTTCTAGGTTTGGATTAGCTGCACCGCCATCTACTTGCTCAATAGTAATTTGGTCACCTGCTGTATATGTATTCGTTACATTAATCTGCACATTTGTTGTCGAAGCTGTTAAACTACTTGTATAGTTTATAGTCTCGATATACATTTCACCTATCTTAACATCATAAAAATAATAGCAATTTGTAGGGTCGAAGAATGTTGTGTTTGTTGGATTGAAATCATGGCTAACATAGTTCTGTAATAACCTGCTTAAATCCTGTTCACCATAACCATCTGGATTTGGTAGTGGTCTATACTCTGCAATCTTTGTTGCCGTTCCTGAGAGGTAAACATCAAATATATATCTAAAGCCTAATTCGTTCTTATTAGTAGAATCATATATAAACTTCATAGGATTATATGCAGGAGTAATATCTTGTGGTTTTGCTATAAGTGAAATTGCCATATATCTATTTGGTTTATAACGGTATTCTTATTAAAAGGAAAGATAGGAATTGTCTGTGTAGTATTCGGACCTGATAAATGCTACTGCATATCTTACAGCGTCCATTGCATCGTCATGTAATTTTACTGGTTCGTCTGTTATTGTGTCTCGTACTTTCTTCCATTTGTAGTTATCGTATTCCTTCATTAATCCTTCATGGTTTAAGGCATATACTTTAAATGTCTTTACACCATCAATTCCTTTTTTAACTTCTTTGATTGCATTGTTACAATTAAAGTTAGCTGTTTGTAGTTCTGCTATTATTTCAGGTCTCGAGTAATCCGCTAACATATCTATTGTTTGATTAACATCTAATCCTTTAAACTTCTCAATCAAATCTGTTGTTGTTAGATAGGACTCATAAATAACTGGTTCGATGTATATATCCTTTTCATGCCACCATACCTTAATTAATGCTGTTGGATGGTTATAACCAAAATCCAAACCATATACATATTGTGTAAATCTCTCAGGCTTCTTTTTAATAAATGTCCAATTTGAGTAAATGTTGCTTTTACTTATTGCCTTTTCACCTAATGCATAGATTTGGTATAAGGCTCCATCGGTTCTCTTTAAATCTTCTATTTGCTCGATAATCGATTGAGGTAGAAAAGGATTGTCTTTGTATGTAGACTTTATTGTAATCATATCCTCGTCGGGTAGGTCGTAAATCCATGATGTGTTTTCCGATGGATTAAAGTCAACAAAGAATTTGCCCTCACATCTCATGTTTAATTGTAAGAACTCATCGTACAATAATTCGTTGGCTTCATTTGCCCAAACTATACTATGCTTTCTACCTCTCAATTTCTGCTCATCATCTGTACTGAAAAATGCTACCTGTGAGCCATTCGAAAATGAATAAGTATTATTAGTTTTATTATGTTGGTTCTTGTTGTATAGGTTTAATCCTTGCAATACTTCAAAGAAATCTACCATAACAGTATTACGTAATGCAGGAAGAGTTTTCCGAACTATGCTTATCCGTTCGTTTGGAACGGACATACAATGAATAATGAATAACTGACAAAGGGAATAAGTCTTACTAGACCTACTCCCCCCTTGATTAACTATGAATCTTTTACCTCCTTTTAATGCTTTACGGTTAGCAAGAAAAACCTCAGTTGCTTTTAATTGAGCTATAGCCATTTCTTAATTAGTTGATTATTAAATGATTAGTCTCATATCTACAGTACGAAAACACTTCTACTTTGTGCCTTTGACAATTTCAATTTCAATCTTAGTTATGTTTTCTCCGTTTGTTGTTATGTCTGTCTTCTCAGTTAAGCCATTTAATCGCTGTGTGATACTAGAATTAAACTGACCTACCATGCCACCTTCAATCTGATCTTGACGTATTCTTTTCTTAATGCGTATACAGATAGTCCTATACGCATCATATCTGTTATCTGTGTTATCGAAATAATGATGAGCATCGGAGCCTTTATCTAAGCAGTAGCATTCAAACCCTGCCATTGTTAGAGGTGGTGTGTGTTGTTCTGTCTGTACTCCTTTATTAGTTGCTTTTTGTATTGCTCTAGGTTTAAGGTTTTTGGTATAGTCAATAAATAGCTCCCAAAGCTTTTCAGGTGTTTCTATGTATTTAGGCTTCCCCATTGTTTTCTTCTTTAGTTTCGTCGATACCTGTGTACTTCTTTTCTTTGGTCTTCTTTGCCTTTGGTTCTTCTATTAAATTATCAAAGTTTGGATAGCCTATCCTTTGTAGGTTTTTAAGTTCTACCTGTGACATCTCTCCTAGTGTAGTAGTTTTGTTTACGAACGTTCCGCTAATTGTTACTACTCTGTGCTTATACTCTTGTTTGATTTTCATAATACTTTTTGAATTTGGTTAATACTTTTGTTCTATATATTTGGGCACTTGACATATTAATGCCAAAATGTTCTGATATTTCACGCACTTTGCGCTTATCTTTGATCGTATATACATCCCAAACTATTTGGTCTACCTTGCACAAAGTATTTCTAAACTCTGTTATGTGGTTTTTAATATCTATACTATCTATATCTATTTCTGTGGTTTGTTTGATATACTTTACCTCCCTTGATGTTATTCTGTCTCGTCTGGTGGTATATGATTTTGTGTATCGTAATTCCATATTGATATGGTTTACCATGTATCTAGGTATGTCCTTTATTAATTCAGGGGGGTTGTGAACTACATATAAATAGGCATCATTTAAAATAGCTTCAGCGGACGTTGGTCTGTTAAAGTATGCTACTTTCTTATAGGCGATGTGTAGCAACTTTTCGTAATTGTCAGTAAGGAATTTATCAATTTTATCCTTCATACCATTCTAGTATTACACTACCTAATATTTTTCTCCTTATTCGTGAACACATACAGTCTGTAATGTGGTCTACTTTCTCATGGTAGGCATTGTAAACGTTCCGAGCTTTAACCGCTGTAGTTTTGTTAACCGCACCTATTATTTCAAGTTTAAGCTGTTCTAGTGTTACTACTTCTTTTGCATCCATCCATAAACTATTACTGAAACCATTGAAGCTATCATAGCTGTAAAGATATTCCCTGTGTATATCCATCCACTCCAAAAGCTCATACATTGCCAACAACTAAACGAACCAAATACAAATGTTATTGCTAAGTTGTCAGGTAGTTTTGTTCTTATCCAGTCTAGTGATATGTGTAAAGGCTCAAACTCTGTTATAAAGAATCCTAGTGCCATTATAGTAATTATAGTTAGTATCATTTGAATTAGTTTATTGCAAGATAACTATTTTTTAATTAATAACATTTTAGATAATGTTTTTTTTGTCATTGTGAAATAACTCCTATCTGTATTCATTACAAATATAGATTTATTCATTCTTTTTAATATGTACTTTGAAGTTTGGTAATCCTTATCATTGTCTATTGCTTCAATACATAGGTTTATAAATTGGTTTAACTCCAAACTGTCACTAAATATAATATACTTTGAATCTCTTATATGGTTATACTTTTCGTTTTGATAGTACAGAGTGTATGATATTAGAGTGGTGTCTCGTTCAAACTTAATTAGTCGTAGGCTTGGTGCTACCTTGAATAAAGTTGTTGTTTTAATTGGTTCGCTTACTTCTAATTGTCCATAAGAATGGATAGTAAACAATAGGGTTGCAATTAATAGTACTCTTTTCATGTTATGTATATTTAAGTTTATAAATTTCGTCTGCTATTTGTGTTTGTCGTTTGTCATTATTCCAATGGTTTTCGTATATCGTTGTTCCTTTTGGTTGCTCAATGGCTTCAATCCATCCTGAGAGGTGACCGATATGCATTAATTTTTTACCTTGCTTCGTTGCTTCTAAACTAAATACCAAATCCGACATACATTTATCCTTTGCTTTGTAAATATCAGTAGGAAAAAAGTAATCTGTTCTGAATGCTGTTACCCCTGTACCAACTACATCTATTTCTTTTGTCTGTACGAATGATTGTAAACAACTTAATGCAGTATGCTTTGTGTAATAGCTCAATCCTAAGCCCCTCAATATACGTCCGTGATAACTTACTATGCATTTATGCTCTTCTATGGCTTCTATGGTCTTCTCTATGTAGTTTGGTGGGTAGATTATATCATCGTCGCAACTGAAGTAATACACAGGCTCTTCATACTCATCTAAGAAATAGAATTTTCCGTTGTCTGTATAATCAATAGACTCTTGACTGTTATCGTATACCCATATAGTGTCAACTTGCTCTTTTAAACTTGCATACGTTTTTACAAGTGATTCGTGTCTCGTTCCTGTTGTGGCTATTCCTACAATTACTCTCATTTGCTTGTTAATGGGTTTTTAATTCGTTCTAGTGGGTGCATCTCACTATTATGGTCTCCATGATAAGCTAAACTTTCAACGGGCTTATACATCTTTATTTTAGCATTCGTTAATTTATACGTTAACTGTTGACCTACTCCGCTACTGATGTTTGTATTATTCCATCTAGTTGACGGGGGTTGTTTTAATTGATACCCTGTTTCTTTTAACGCTTCAGTATTACAAAAGAATCCACAATCAACAAACCCCACCTCTTCTGTTCCGTTCTTTGGCTGTTGCCTTTGGAATTGAATCCAGCTTTCATGTCTACCATCATTTACTGTATTGTAAGCATAGGGAGCAGAATTAAATTCTTCATGTAGTTTTGTTATTTTGTCTATGTTAATGTTTTGGTGATCTTCAGGCATAAATAAATATAAGTCGCTAGGGTGTTTCTCACAGTCTGCTAGTATATCATTCCACGTTTTCCAAAATCCTTCTTTACCTCTAAAGGAATGCGTCACGCCGTCTTCAAATACTATGGGTGTTATACCATATCCTTTTAAATGTTTCAAAGCGTCTGCTAACATCTTTAGTCTGTTGTACGCTGTAATGTAAACTCTAATTGTCATAGCTCAAATATAGTATTAATTAAGTTGCTTTATTATATCCTATTTACAATTGTTTTTCTTTCGTGGCATCTTATACACTCATTCTCAGTATTAAACTCTGCTTCCTTAGTGAATGTATTTTTACACGAATAACATTTTTTACCTTGTTCTAGCATTGACTCCATTTCACTAGGTAAAAGGTCTAGTTTTTTACTTCCTATATCTATATTAATAAAGTCTCTTCTATTATTGGTATATCGTTTTCCATCTTCTAAATCTACCTTTTGAAGTGAGTGTTTAGGGTATAGGTCGCATTGCCCTAACTTACCCTTTCCTGTTATTTCGTGAAGCTCTATCATTTTTTACTGTTTAAATTATCAAAGGGTTATCCTAAGTCGTAACTGTTAAAGCTCGGCATACAGGACTGCCCTTTGATTTGGTTTAGATGTTGTATCTTTTTGTTTTACTAAATCGGTTAGTGTTCTTTTATTGACTAATATAAACTATTACTAAATCGTTTAATGGTTTTTAGCGTATTGTTACCCACCATTATATTCGAGCTTTAAATCCGTTGGGTAAACTTCTTTATTACCTGTTCCTGTGCAAGTAATCATAAAACTACCATCATCAAATAGCGAAGGTTTACCATCTTTATTTATTTGGCACATTCTTAATTCAGTTCCTTTTATTTCAATTACAGCATACAAGCCGTTCCCCCAACTAAATGATGGGTGTGTTAATTGCACATTTACTATATCGTAAGTCATATTTTGTAAGTTTAACGGTGGGTAACACCACCTATAATTAATAATTTTCGTTCCTCAAATGACTAATCATAGCCAAACCGTTAGTTGCAATTAGCCAACCATTGCTCATAAATTTCTGTTGCTATTTGTGCAGTCATTACAGGTGGTACACTCATCCCTATCATATAAACATTATCAGAATTAAATTTATAATCTACTGGATAGCTTCCAATCAAATTATAACACACCTTTTTTAATATCTGCTTATCATTTAACCAAAACCTAACACCACTGGTTATAGTGTTGGCCGCTCTATTTAAGTTTAATATAACATCCCCAAATCTTTTTTCGCTATAATTTATCGTTTCTTTTTTATCTTCAAATTCTGCAAATGTTTTAACTGCTATTTCTGGTTCATTAAAGTTTAGTTCTAATTTAGGTGCAACCTGGAACATATCCACTTGCTCCATAAAATTATCACTTAAATCGTTTCTTAACGCTACAAAAAACACTCTTTTTCGTCTTTGTGGCACTCCCATTTTTGAAGCATCTAATAAATAAGGTTCAATTTTTAATTGATAACCTGCTTTTTTAAACTCCGTGTAAACCTTTTTTACATATTCTTTCGCTGTTCCCATCATCATACCAGCTACATTTTCAGCTACTACTACTTTAGGTTGTAATTCTTTTGCTAAATCTATAAAGTCAAAAAACAATGTATCTAAAACTTGTTCAGCTTGTCCTTCTCTAAAAACTTTTTCCTTTCCCCAGTCCTTTTCTCTATTTCCAGCCATACTAAAAGAGCTGCAAGGTGGAGAACCGTCTAAAATATCTAAATTGTATAAATCTTTTGGCAAATCCTTTCTAAGTTTAAAAGTCTGTATAGGTTCTAAATAAGCATATTTAGGGTTATGGTTTTCTTTGTAGGCTTCAATCATTTTAGGGTCAATCTCATTGCACCCTAACACGTTAAACCCCGCTAATTTGTAACCCATTGTCGAGCCACCACCACAGGCAAAGCAACTAAAAACTGTCCCTTTATCTTTTGTAAAGTTCGCATCTTTTAAAGTCCATTCGTATGGGAATTTATGTTTTTTATTTTTCATTTTATATTTATTTAATTATTAAAACTGCAACTAACACGGTATAAATAACATGGCGAAAAGCCACGTTTCTTATACTAACCGTTAGTTGCAATGTTGCCAATCGCATACAAAAGACTTAGGTATGTGTAAGAATAATTCTGTTTGGCTCATCTTAGGGCATTTAAACGCTTGTATAATATTGCTAAT